GTGGTACCAGGGTTTAGTTGGATTAACCTACGAAGCCCATCTGTTACATCTGCATCTTTAAATGGCAGAACAATGATTCTTTTCATGGCGCTCCTATAGTCGTGGTAGCCGTTGCTGAGAAACAACGGTTGGTTTGTTGAGGTACTTTCCTAGCATTAAGGACACAAATGTTGCGGCAGGAACTGTTACAAATAGCAATTTATCAAATTGATAAAACACATACATTCCGCCAAAACTTAGGGGCAGAGCAAAGAATACGTTGATGTTTGATTTGCCTATGAACTCACCAAGAATACTTAAATCAAGCAGTTCAAGAATGTAGGTGACAGCAAACCCTGTGATGATTGTTGCAAGAAGTAGGTCGGTCATAGGGACATCCTATACCGATAACTTGGTGTACTCCACTCCCGCATAGGTTGTAAGGCGCCAATAGCAGTTTGCTGGTACCCATTCGTCTATGGTTTGAGATAGACGAGGAAGTTTGATTGCCTTGTTCACGTAGCAATGGGAGTTTGACTCGTGGGCTGTGCCTTCCCATACAACTCCGAATTGGCTAGAAAGACTTCCATCAAAATAATCGGTCGCCTTAAAACTCTGCTCTAACTGGAAGGCGTCTACCCAAACATAGTTTCCTGATGAGGTGTCGAAGTTTAGATTTACCGTATAAGTCAGAACTCCATCAACATCCTGAGCATCCACATATGCGGTTAAGGTATAGCGTGTCCAATCTGTAGAGAGGGTAAAGGTATCGGTCTCTTCTCCAATGGTTGGGGTTCCATCATCATTTGGAGTCAAGGTAACGTCTACATCTACAGCAGCACTTGCTTTTGCCCAAAACGAAAGTGTGTAATACTTATCAAGAGTTGGCATTGAGCCAGAGTCTGTTTCCAGAACTGCTCCACTATTTAAGTTTATTTTTAAAGAAGATGCACCAGCGCCAATACTGTCTTTTACATCTGTGTCAGTTGTGCTTGATGTAGCAGTAAGGGTCCATGTGTTTGTGTTGACTTCAAAAGATGGGTTTTGTATGTAGTTTGTTTTATTTGGACTTAAGAATATGGTTGCAGCACGTGCCTCTTGGAAAGAGGTAGGGTCTAAGTTTTCTCCATACTCAACATAGACTTGGTCTAAGTAGTACGTCCCTGCTGCACTAAATGTTATTTTTAAAGATGCATAAACCGCATCTTCAGGAGAGTCTGTTGATTCCCACGATGTTTGCCACGTGTTATTTGCAGCGTGTGCTGTTCCTACAAAGTCTTCCGCTAAATCAACTCCATCTTTGTCATAAAACTTTACAGTCAATCTTACATTTCCAGCACTTGTTGGAGACTTGTACTTGTAACCAAAAGTAAAGGCACCACCAATTCCTAAAGGAATTCCTTTTCTAATTGGGTCATCTGCACCAAGAGTTATGTAAGAACTTCCAGAAGCAGCGATGGCTTTACCTGTGTAATCTTCATCAATAGTGTACTCATTTATACTTGGAACTTGTTCAGTTACAGAAGTTAGAGTAGTAGTTGAAGTTTGCCAGTTTCCAATACTGTTTAAAAAAGTAGAGTCTTGGACAGTAAGCATTAGATTTGGTGATACAGATACTATCGGAGCATAACCAGTTAAATCTTCTACATATGCGCCTATACCATTTTCTAAACCTCTGTTAGCGTAGAGAAACAAAGCATCTCTACCAATTTTCTTTTGATATTTTACGGGAAGATTCTGTTCAGTAGTGAATCCAGAATTTAGTAATTCTATCGGAAGAAGTGATGCTGGGGTAGCCTCAGATGCATGATTTGGTTTTAGTATGTCTACCTGCGTTAGTAATTGGTCTACTGTGAAAGAAATACCATCTATAAATTTATACAAATCAGAACTTGGGTCAGTTACACCTAAAGGACTTTGAACATCGCTCGTATAAACTTTTGGAATGATATCCATAAGTTTTCTTTGAGATTCGTGGTTTGATGGAACAGTGTCTGTAACTTGTCCAGCAACAACCCAGTACTCAGTATCAATGTAAAGAAACATTCTATAATAAATTTGACGACCAGAATCAATGCCAACGATTGGTTCTGTGGCATCTTCGCTGTCAACAAAGTTGTATCGTGTTACGTTACCTTCAGTAGCAAATTCTTCCCATACGATAACGCCATCCTCTTCATTTTCTGGATAACCTGTCTGACTTCTTACTAAACGGATACGTGTAAAATCGCCAGATGGTGTTTGCCATTCAACAAATGTTCGGTCATAGTCGAGCACTGTAATAGACATTGGCTCAACAGAGTAAGCAAGTTTTGGAGTTGCTCCATACTTGCCACCACCGTATACGAAATTACCGTAGTTACCCACGTGTGTGGCTCCTTCTTATGCTCCCATTAACATCAATGTAAAGTTATCAGAACCTGTTTCTGGAGTAGAAATTGTAGCCCAAGATGCAGTAGAACCGTCTGTGGTTAAGTACTTGCCGTTGTTACCAGTTTGAGATGGAACTTGACTAATAGCGGCCCATGACGCTGAAGAACCATTAGTTGTTAAAAAGTAACCGTTGTTACCAGTTTGAGTTGGCAATCCTGTAAAGGTTGTCCAAGAGTAATCGTAATTTGTTGAAGAGTTCTTTACAAGAACTTGACCTGTAGTACCTCCAGTAGGGTTACGACCATCGTAGGCAACTTTTGCTACATACTCTAAGTTTGTAATTCGGTCTTTAACTGTATTCCAAGATGAGGTTACAAAGTCAGGAGAACCAACCCATCCAGAGCCAGTCTTAATGCTTGACCCAAGCGTGGCTTCAATGGAGTTAACTTCATCTTGAAGGTCATTTACGTGCGCCGCAAGAACAGTGTCAGTGAAGTCTACCTTGGTGGTAAACGACTTCACCGATGAGGGATACGATGCTGTCACGTTGACTTCCTTTCAGACCTATCGGTCTATTTTCTTAGGTTTGCCCCCTATTTACCTGCTGAACTCAGGCTATCTGGTTCATGGTCACAATCAATGATGGCACTGCTGGTGAGGGACCTGATGCTCCGTTGGCTTCTATGGCTATATCAATCGTGTCTACGTACCACGCCAACTCTAGGTAATCTCCAGGCATCATTGTTGAATAGAAATTCCACGATGCCACTTGATACTTTCCTGTTGGTATGTAAAGTTTTGTTGCTGAGTTTGCTACGTTTGAGCCGTTCTTTTTTAGCCAAATCCATATGTTATCTCCAGGACCTCCTCCTCCACCTGTTCGATGTTGAAGTTGGGCAGAGAATTGAAGATTGTATGTACCGCGTTCCTGCACAGTAAACTTGGATGAATTAACCACAGATATTCCTTCAGAATAGTCTGTGGAATTTACTGTCATTATGTATTGCGTGCTTGTAGACGCAGCAGTTTGGTCAACGGTGCTAAACCAAGAACCATAAGCAAATACGCCTTGTGGAGCCTCTCCAAACTCTCCAATCCATACTGGATATTCTGGGTCTCCACCGATGTACATTACATAAACACCTGTACCAATAGCGGGAGGACGTTTAGTAGATATAACAGGCCATATCCAGTTAGTTATCTGTTCACCAGTAGCAGTTACTTTAACTTTAAGTCGTCGTAACTTTTTTGGGTCTCTGTTATCGTGAACAATTGCTCGATATATCCCAGGTAGTTTTCGTTCAAAATCCATTACTAGATTTCACCAATACTTAAGTTACCTTCTTGGAAACGGAAGATTTCATCTGGGTCTCCCTGAAGAGTGGTCAGTGCAGGACTTCCTCCAGTTCTGTACAATTGAGTTACACGAGCCACTTGAATTCCAGGAATTTGCAATAACTGGAACTCAATATCACCAGCATTGATAGTTTCTTCAAAGAAAAGATTTGAGTAACCAAATGCTGTAACCATTTTTTGTTTAATTGATGTTTCAATCTCTGTTGTTGTGTATTGATTTAATTTTGTGTATTGAATAGTTACGTTTACGTCTATGTAAACTGGTGGGGAAACTGTAACTGTAGTTCCAATAAGAGTTTTTCCTTCATAAAATGTTTCTAAATCATTTTTTAAACGAGTGTATTCTGCTGTTGGATTTCCCAAGTCATCAAGTCCAGGAGCAGCATCAATATCTGTCGCTGTTCTTGTTGGAGCAATATACACAGTGACAGAAGACCAAACAGACGCAGTTGCGTTCGCTTTTCCAATTCCTGTTACAGAAAGAGCCAAAGTAGAAAAGTCGTTAAGACTTACTGCTCTGTTGTTTGCTCGCAGAGTAAGTGGAGCAGCAGTTCTTACTTGTTCTGTTGACTCAGGGTCAGCACCAGCAAATGCTGCTTCTGCGTTAGTCAATGTTATATCTGCTTGTAATGCAGTTACTTGAACTTCAGATAATCCAGGAACGTAAACAAGAGTATCCAAAGTTGTTGCGTCTACGTTGCCTTCATTTCCACCACCAACGGTGTACTTTGCTCGTATCTCTGAGTATAGGGTTGGTATTGCTCCAGATACTCCATCACCAAATTTAATAGTTACTACATCATTTTCATCAAGAGAAGTTGAGTAGACTTGGTCATTTGGACCGTAATCTGTTAGGTGTTGTACTTCAGTCCATTTAACAAAGATTGCTCCGTCTTGAACATAGACTTCAACAGAGTCTTCAACAACTGGTGTTTCACCTAATTCAAAAGTCATCGCTGGCAATCCATCAGATGTACCGATAAGTTCTCCGTTTGTAGTGGCATCATCTGATACAAGGATTACGGAACGACCATGAGAAGCAGTTACTGTTGCTTCACCTGGTGTGCTTCCTGTTTGTTCTGCTACAACTGCCTCAGCAACCGTGGTGAAATAAATGGTATTAACAGTATCGTCAATAACTATGTCTCCAGAAACGACAGTTCCTGCAGGAAGAGTCACCTCTGTTCCAGAAGAATTAGAGAAGGTGACCTCAACAAGAGCCTGACGATATCCAGCAGGTGTGTATCCGTAGTTACGAGCAATGTTTAGTACGCTATCACGCTGCGTTGCAGTGGTGATGAACGCTTCATTAGCGTTACGGTCAATGTAGTAAGAAAGAATGTCTGAGACGTAGGAGAATGCCTCCACCAAGGCAACACCAAAGTCAGCGGGGTCATTTGCTTTCCAATCTGGAATTCTGTCTTGAATTCTTTGGATTAGTTCTTCTCTAATCGAATAGTAATCCTTGCTGGTGTAATCGACCGATACAGGGATATTAGAGGCTGGCGTTATCGTCATAGTTTCTCCTGAAGTGGTGGTAAGTTTCCTGCGATTCTTACAAGACCTATTGTAGTGCTTGAGACATCCTCAACCGTCGCTTCTGGAAGTGAGTAGATGACCTCTACTTCCATTATTCCACTGCTTTCGTCGTAGTTAGTAACGACGTCTGTCAAAGTTAAGGTTGGAAGGTAGGTATTAAAGGCTTGTCGTACTTGTGTCTCAATAATGATAACTGCTTCTTCAGAGGTCTCGTGAACTGCGTCTACAACATCTGCTCCAAAATTTGGGCGCATAACACGTTCGCCTAAGAAGGTACCAATGACAGACCTAACGCGGTCTTGCCATATCTTTGAGCGCTCCGTTGTAGTTGAGATTCTCCCATAAGGATTTACTGAGAACGGAAGAGAAAGCGCTAGTTCTTTATTTGCCATTATCTACCTACCCATCGTCTTTGTTTGAATTCAACCCCATTATCTGCTTGACTTATCAACATCTTTTTGGCGTTTAGTTGTGTTGTAGAGGGAGTTGTTTGAAGACCAGAGGCTAACTCATAAGCCACATTTCTTACTGACATTTCTTCTCTTGGAGTTTTTCTAAACGATGACTCTTTATTGCTGCCAGAACCATCTGTCATACAAGTAAAGTCCACAAAGTAACGTCCATCATGAGTTATGTAATGTTCAGCAGTCTTTACAATCCAAAAACCATCAGTATTTACTCCTGTACCAGTAATATGGACAGTCCTATATGGGGCTACTCGTGGGTCTCCTTGAGCCTGACCTTTAGCACTCTCATTAAACCTAGATAATTCCGCAGCCGCTTTTGCTCTGGTTTCAGCAAGGGTTTTACTACCTACCGTTACGTTATACATATGCTCTGAGAATGACTGGACATTAGGTGCTTTTCTTAAAGACTTTCCTGTTTTACCAGGTTCTTTTGTTTGAGAGAAAAACTTACCTGTAAGAGGGTCAATTCCTACAACTTTTTTAGTTCTATTTGAATGTCTCATTTGAGGAGGAATCAACTGACTCTCTGAGTTGAACTCTAAAAGAGTTGACATGTTTTGATTGTCATATCCATTACCGTAGTTTGTTTCAAGAGAAAGAACAGGAATATTTCCCATAAATTTGTTTATCATCGTGTCAAAAGGTAAAAAGTACAACTCTGTTTCAAATACGTGAAATACATAACCAGATTTATCTGCTAATTCTCGTAACTTTTGCCAATAAGTTTGCCCAACCATTGATTCTTGAGTTAGTATTGCCTTTGTAGGAATAACTATTGGTTTTAATTTAAACTTTTTAGCAATCTCTTGAACTATTTCTGACGCTCGTTTGTTACTCCATATTTTTGACTCATTTTGCTTCAATGAGAGAGCAGTACCTATGGCTTTAATCATTGTGGGTTTATTTTGACCAAAAGTTTTAGAAGGATTAACACTCAGAACTTGACCAAAAAAGTTTCCTTTGACACTCCCATTAGACCACACAACCTTTATCAAAGAGCCAGGTTTTAAAGCAGTCTGATAAAAGGTAGAAACGCTGTAGTACTGTAACTCAACAACATCTTGATGACCAGCCTTTTGAATAAGCCTAATATTACTAGGATTTTCTTGAAACCCAGGAAAGTCTGGATACACAACTTTGAAGGTATTGCCAAAAACGTATTGACTAGGCATTTGGAATCCTTAGTTGTGTTCCATAAGGGATATTAAATGGGTCAATTAATTCTGGGTTTATATCCATAATCTGCCACCACAGAGACGGACTTCCTAAATAAGTTTGAGCAAGCACATCTAAACGGTCTGTCTCTTTCCATTCGTGATAACGAAAACTTGTTTCGTATACAGGGTACATGCGCATGACGGTTACAGGGTATTTTCCAGTACGTGCGTCATATGCTCTGTAAAGACGAGCGTCTGCATATCTGCTATCTAAGTAAATCATCGTGCCCTCATACTAACTGTTGAGGGGTCAGCAGCAGGTCTTGATGTTTCGTATTCAATAAATCTAGCAAACGTTATCCTTACAATAGAAAACACTGGAACCATTCTTGGGTCAAATATCTTATGTTCGACTGCAAGGCTAATTACACGAACTGGATAACGAAGCCTATTTCCAAGATGTAGTTCAAGTATTGTTGGTCTAATAAATCCCATATCTGCAGTAGTTCCGTTGTACCTAGACCAGAACTCTCCCATAGGAGCATTCATTGTTTTGAACATGTACTCCAAGTCATACATTGTTCCTTTTTCATGAATATCTTGAACATCTTTTAACAAAGACGAGGTTTCTCCACTTCCATGGTAAACCTGTTGTTGAATAGCCATTTGAGGATTGCTTCTGTACTTCATGTCTTCCATACGGTTAAACACTAAGTCTAAAGAGATAGCGCTGCTACTTTGAGTAAGAGGTAAGAAGATATCTTTTCCAGACGCAAGAACGCCTGGATGAAGGTTTGCATTTACGTCATAAATCATTTGTATTTTTTCTGGATTGTATTGAAATCTAAATCCATAAAGTTGAGGGTCAGGTTTTTTGGCTTTGATAGCACTACCAGTAATTGGGTCAGAGTCTCCTGGCTTTATTCCTGTCAGTTTATCTTCTGACGCATTTAGAATAGCCTTCATCCAGTCTCTGTTTACACGGAGAACTCCTCTTCCAGGAGACTCTCCTTTCCAATACGTGTTTACGTTTGTACTTGCTCCTGGAGCACCTACAAACCCATCATTGTCTCCCATTGAAGACTTTAGAGGAGAGGTTGCTGAAGAAGAAAACCTCGCTGTTTTTATCAAAGGAAGATTGTACTTATACGTTTTAGAGGGTTTTACAGGTTCTTGTTCAGCGTTTCTAGCAACACTAGATGACGAAGAAGAACTTCGGTTACTTGATGAGTTAGAAGACGAGAGAGTTTTGTTTGCAGAGATACTGTAGTTTTTAACTGCAGTAATGTTGTAAATTTGATTAAATTGCTTTGTCAATGCATCGTTCTTATTCTTCAAGTCCTTGATACCTGATTTTGCTGTGGAAATTACCTGTTCTCTGCCTGTTATAAGTGCTTGTTGAGCATTAAGAGCGTTCTGTTCTCCTGAAGTTATTGTTGCGCCACCAGGACCAGAAGGACTGACTGCATTCCTATAAAGAGTGTTATATGTACTTACGTACCCTGCTTTGGTTGCTTCAGTGTTTTGAATAAGTGTGCTTAAATCATTGATTGTTTTGTTATTTTTAGAAATTTGGTCTTTTAACGACGCGGCTTTCTTTGCATTTGCAGCAGCAAGTTGAGACTTTTCACGCTCTGTTTTTTGACGTTGTTTTTCAGCCTCATAATTCTTTTTATTGCGTTGATACTCAAGTTGAGGATTGTTATAAGAAGGACCTGGCATTAGTTGCTTCCTATCATTGAGTTGTTATTCTCTCTATCAATATACGTCTGTACTTGTCGTGCAAATCTCATTGCTGAAGCCTCGTCTGCTTGATTAAAGGTAACAGTAATATTGACTGTTTTTGCATCAGCACTAGGAGCAGTCTTAGAAGACCCTCCACCACGTGGGAAGTTGTAGTTGCTAGCCTTGCCCTCTCCATGAACCCACGCAGATTGGTTAACAGCACCAAGAACAGCCGATGTACCAGCGTTTCCTCTTAGCGCTTCAACAATAGCAGCATATCCACGCTCTGATGAGCGATTACCAAGAAGCGTTTTAACTGTTGCGTCAAGTCCCTCTTCCCATGAACCGTAGCGCTTTACACCAACTTTATTAATGGACTTGTTTCCGCCCATATCTAAGGTTGTATTAAGTGGGTTGTAGTGAGCGCTGTTATTCCAATGACCGCCCTCATATCTTGCCCAAGTTGTTAAGGCGCTAACATTTGCATCTGTTGTTGGCGCTCCAAGTTTCGATAGAAGATTTGCAGCCCATTTCTTTTCGCTACCAGTACCAAGAACTCCTGCATAAGTACCTGTTGAAGATGAGCCTGAAGTTCCTCCATAACCCATCAATTTATTGCCCATTTTTTCAGCAATAATTGGGTTTATAGAACTTCCTGTAAAGGCAGTGTCTAAAGAGGTAGGGTCTACTGGGTTATTTTCGCCAAAGCGAACTTCATAATGTAGGTGAGGACCAGTTGAGTTACCTGAATCTCCAGAGCGTGCAATTCGCTGTCCTTTGCTTACTCTGTCTCCAAGATTTACTAAACGCTCACTTAGATGTCCATAGACTGTTTGATATCCATTATCATGATTGATTACAAGGGACGTTCCATATCCTGGACCAGCGTCAATACTAGAAACAACACCATCCATGGCGGCATCTACAGGACTTCCAACAGGCATTGCAATATCCATACCAGTGTGTTTTCCACCAGAAGATGCCCAAAGGCTGTTGTCTTGAGCGCCGAACATTGCAGTGATTGCACCTTGTGGAGCAGCGTATAGTCCGCCACCTTTTCCACCTAATCTTTGAGCATTAAATGAAGCACCGTAACCAGATGAACCTCCACCTTGTGGTTTTGGTTTGTCATCCATAATTTCTGTAAAGGCTGCAAACCCTGCAGCAACTGTGGCAAGACCTGAAGCAACTCCAGCCAAACCTGCAATAGAAGTCAGTGATTTGACCATGTCTTTAAGGCCAGAAGCAATGAGCGGGAATCCTGTTACAATTCCTTCACCAACGTTTGTTCCACCAACACCTTGTATAAATCCTTTGGTCTCTGCAAACGGACCAACCATCTTCTCCATTTGTGTGTTAAATGCTTCAACAACTTTTGCGGCCCTGTTAAATCCTTCAATCATTCTGTCTTCAGCAGCCTCGTACACGCGGGTCTGCGAGTAATTCATTTTTCCAACGCCCTCAAGAACAGGAATTGGGTTCTTTTCTCCACGCATTGCAAGGTCTGGATTTCGTCCCTTTGCAAGGTCCATTAATGCGACCTGCATAATGTCTTTTTCAGCGCCTGTTCCAAACAGGTCTTGCAATGTTCCTGACAATGAGCCAGACTGCAGTCCTATTGCAATCTGTTCTGGAGTTGCACCTCTACCTGCAGTAAGAACATTCATTAACTCTTTTGCAACTTGACCAGTTGATTTAAACTTACCGCTTGCAGCGTCGTATGTGTTAATACCAAGGTTATACAGCGATGCACCTGTTGGCGCAGAACGCAAATTAGCAAGAGCAGAAGCAGCAGCGGCGTTATCAATTCCAAGATATCTAAATGCTCCAGCAGTTTCTCCAACCATCATCCTGTAGTTGGCTGTTCCTGGCATAAATCCACGACTTGCAAGAATTGGAGCAACAATTGCATCGGAACCAACGCTGGACATAGCGTTTCGTAATCCACCAGTTAGTTGTTGGTTCAACATGGCACGATTTCCTGTGCCCAAACGTAACGCTTGCTCTAAACCAATTGAGCGCTGTCCAAGAAGAGATATGTCTGGAGCAGCCGCGTACATACCAGCGGCAATTCCTAATCCAAACTTTGCAGCACCGCCAAATCCTCGTTTAAATTGACCCCAACCAAGAGAGTCGAAGAATCCTCCGCCACCTCCACCACCGCCACCTCCACCAAATTGTGACGTGACCAGTGATGCTTCAGTTGGAGCCTGCTTAAACTGCCATGAAAAACTAAAATTACCAAGACTTGATGGCATTAACTTGCCACCAGCGCCTGTTGGTGCAGCAGAGAACTTGGCTGCGTCAGTTCCAAGGTTCATGGTGGTTGAACCTTGACCAACACCTATCTGTCCACCAGATTGAAGTACACCTTGAGCACCACCAAGTGCTTCTGTTGCTTTATTTGATAACTTATCTAATGAGTTGTATAGAGCATCTATTTTTTGCTGTAGTTGACCTACGGCAGTTGTCAGTTCACGGACATTGGATAGCATTTTATTATCTGCCATATCAATCCCTTTCCCTGACGTAACGGGCTACTTCTAGCCAATTCTTGCGTTCTCGTGGAGACAGTTGTTTTATCTCCGTTAAAGTCCAGCCTTTAAAAGACCTTGTAAGGGCCGCCCACTCTGCAACTAGAGTGTCGTAATCCGCTACATTAGAAGCGAAATAAGGTCCCGAAATTAACGGGAACACTTACCTCTTTTCCTGTATCAGGGTCTGTCACAGTGACATCGTCAAACTGTGGCCCTGGAAGTCTTTTATTGATTTCATCAATGATGATTTTGCGGTCTTGGATGCCAAGATTTTGTACCTGGGATTTACTTAAGACTGGTGCGCCGTTTATCTCTGTAACAGTGCCTTCTAACATTATGGTTGTTAGTTCAGCAGACGACTTTTCAGAGTTCTTTATCATTTCTCTGTGAGTCTTGCCCGTTGGTAATTGCACTGTGTAGTTGTTCTTTTTGCCTTTAACCGTAAAGTAACGGTCATTTACTTTATCTGACAACATTTTGATTGGAATGTCGGCATTGAGGTCAACTTCAACCTCTTTCATCTCTCCATCCATGTAAACAGGAACAACTGCTGTGTTACCAAAAGTTGCTTTGAATATTGCAAGAAGAAGAACGTCTCTATCTGCAGACAAGATACCTTCAAGTATCTTCTCGTCAGCCCGTTCTTCTCCAATTCTTACTGTTCCTCTTTGAAGAATGGTTAATAGCGCTCTTCCCACATTTGGGGCTTTTGCTATTGCTTCTTCGTCTGCACCAGTGAGTTCTCTTACCTCTGCTTCATCAATGACTTCCCCAGTGGCTGTTAGATAGCCACCAGGGAGAGTCACGAGATTGTTCGAAGGAGAAGTAATCTTTACTTCTTTTTGCTGTGGCTTTTCATCCACAAGTTCATTAATCATTTGGTTTGCCAATGCGGGATTAGCCGCTGCACTAATGGTTTTCGACATTATGGTCCTTTGTTAGTCTGCGAAGTCTGGTGCTTGTCCTGATGTTGCAAGGCTAGTTGCCCAATTGACATCAAAGCCTTCGTGTACGAAGGTGACTTGTTCTACTAGGAGAGCGTTGTCACCAGCGTTGAGGTCTGAGTATGCCACAGAGGTAGGCCATGCGTTGTAGACCTCAATGCGCTTTGCTACATGGTCAGTAGCCTGTGCATTTGGGTCTCCTGCACCTGCAGCAGGAATTGGATGTGAAAGTACAGAGATTTCGATGTTGCAACGGAAGTTTTCTTCAACTCCACGTGTGCTACCCCCTGCTGCAACTGTTGCAAACAAGAGGCGCATCCATTCCCAGTTCTGGTTTGTTCCAAGCATTACACCACGCTGCAATGTGAGCGGGGTGAATGTTGTTTGTCCAGGAATCTGGTGAACGGTCGTGTTGTATCCGCCTTCACGATAAGGAATCGAGTCTGTTGTTACTGACAGACCTGATACGGAGGTAAACCCAAAAGCAATGTTGTTTACGGCTCCGCTGCGTAACGTTCCGCCCAGTGTTCCTGGGAATCCCGTTAGAGGTTTGAACTGGACAAGGAACCGAAAGTTACGTAACGGGTCGGTTACCAGTGTCGAGCGGTTATTGATGATTGTTGGCATTTATTTCATTCTCCTTCGAATTAATTCGCAGTCTTTTGACTTAGGTCAATGACAACGAATTCTGCTGGATACTGGAGTGCAACACCCACTTGGATGCGTACCTCTCCGTTTGCAATTGATTGTGCGGTGTTGTTTTCTCCATCGCACTTGATAAAGAACGCGTCAGCGTTTGTTGCACCACGTAGACCGCCCTGATTCTTGTATTCAACCAAGAATGAGGAGATTACAGTGCGCAACGCAGCCCATAGTTTTTCATCGTTGTTTTCAAAGATTGCAAACTCTGTGAGGTTCTTTAGTTGCTTGCGGATGTAGATAAGCGAACGACGCATATTTACGTACTTGTTTGCTGTTCCATCTTGCTTGAGTGTACGTGCGCCCATGACGCAGATACCTGCACCAGGAAGAGCACGAATAGCGTTGACTGGAGATGTGCTTGCGTTCATCGTATCAAGTTCGGTTGATGTGAAAGTTCTCTCCATAACAACTGCGCCTTGAAGTTGAACACCGACACCTGCTGGAGCCTTGAATACACCACGAGATGCGTCATTAGATAGGTAAATGCCTGCAATGGCGCCTGATGGACCAATCTTACGAAGCGCACCAGCGCCACGTCCTAGTGGGTCAGCAATGAAATAGTGTGGGTAATACACGGCTGCAAAACTTGTATCTGCAAGTGCAGCAGCAGCACTTACTGCGTTTGCTACAGTCAAATCTGGGTCTGTGTCTGCAACAACAAATCCGTTGTTATCTTCTGCCCATGACGTGGCTGCATCAAATACTGCAGTTGTTCCAGAAGCAAGCGCGTTGACAACTGGAAGGAACATAACAAGAGGACGCTCAAGATTTGAAAATCCTTCAAATACTGAAGAACCGCTTGCCTTGTAGTTTGTGTAATCGGTAGATGCTGTTGCAGTACCATTTGAACCACCTGTGAGTGGATAAGTTGCAGAAGTCAATGACTGACCTGCATATCCTGAATCAACTGTTACGGTGATATTTGGAGACACTACGTTGATTACTGTTGGACCGTAATCACTAGAGGCTGAATCATCAAATACGATGTTCTCATAACGCTCAAGCAGAATGTCATCAGTAATATCGTTTGCTACACCAGATTCTTTGTACAGAGTAAGTGTGTAGGTTCCTGAAACTTGACCTGCTGAAAGAACAGCACGGAGATTGTTTCCATCTGTTCCTGCGTTCTTTGATTGAACGTTAACTTGTGCTGCGCTACCGCTATCGACTAGGTCGGTATCGGCTTTAACAGCGTTGGAAGCAAGTAGACGACGAACATAGAGTTCACGTCCACCGTTTTGGAAGAATGCTGCTACCTGGAATGTCGCTGGATAGGAAGCGTTGTATCCACCAAAGTACTTGGTAAAGTCATACCAAGAAGTTACACGGGTTACCGTTTCTGGGCCCTGTGCAAAAGGCGCAACTACTGCACCAGCAGCATCAGCACTTGGTCCTTGCGGAAGTGTTGCTGGTAATAGGCGTTCTGTGATGTAAACACCTGGGCGGCTATATGCCATGATTTCTCCTAACTAAGTTGTATGGGTTCCTTATGGTGCCGTTATAATTGAGTCAATTTTAGTGAACTGACCACGACCAATAACCTGACTTCCGTCAGTATTACCATCGCTATCAGTGACACCTGTGATAGTGAGTTCTTGCGCCTTGTAGAGTTTGGTGAAGGTTTCTCGTGCAATCTCGGATGAGATACGCACAGTGATTGCGTTTACAAATAAACGCTTTCCATTCTCTGAAACATCTCGTTTAGAAACGTCCAGAACATCCAAACGACGATGCGTGCCATAGACGGTATTTGGACCCGTCAAAAGGACAGCGTATCGAAGTGGAATCTTTGTGTATAGCAACTGCGCCAAAATTTGACGGTCATGACGTGGTTGACGAGAGTATGTAGTGATTTGATAATCAAGATTAACTGGAATTGGATAGTCAATTTCCCAAGCATGTTCGGTTGTATCAAACGTAACCTGTTGAACACCTTGTGCTGCATCTACCATATTAGTTGGATTTTGAATGTAGGCTGGTCTAACCTTGCCACGCATTGCACGTGTGAAATCTTCAGCAATATCAATCATGTCTATGGTGATGTAGGGGTACTTCTGCTCACGTAACTCTTGGTCAGGTTGCCCAAACCACACACCAACATTACGTGCACCATTTTGCTTTTGGTCAGTAACAGTCATTCCTACAAGTAAGTCACGTAGGGCTTCGTCTTCAGCAAGTAGGAAACTCATAGTGAGTCCTCAAGGTGCTTGTAGAGACGGTTCACAAGGAAATGTTGAGCCTCTGCTGTGCGATTATTGAAACGTCGAACTGCAGCAGTAGGTTGAGAATCAGGGGTGCCATATTCAAAATCAAGAGCACGGTCATGGTGAGCCTTGCTCACGTGGGTCTTAAAGCCGTCCTTGTCATAAGTGACATGCATAGAGCGAACAATGTCATCTGACCAGCCACTCTTGCGGGCTTCCGTGCGCAGGTGTGCGGAAAGAAGCCTAGTCGTTTCTTGACTGGCTTTATTCAGGGCGCTATGTACTGTGTGTCTATTCACTTCTTCTTACTAGCCTTCGCAGCGACTTTGCCACCAACGTAGCCTGCGACAAGACCAGTAATGATTGGGCGTTTATCTTTTGGTTTCCAACCAAAGATGCCACGCATGAACTCTTCAACTTCTTTGCCGTTCATTTCGGCAGCACGTTCATACCAAGGCTTCCAAGCCATTTAAATCCCCTTTATCGCAAGTAGTGGGTGCTACACGGAGTCCGCACGGATTTCCGATAAGGCTAGGATAGAAGAAAGGCCCCTGCTTGAGGGGCCTAACTTGTTACTTCTTTTCTTTCTTCTCCCGCTTTTCTTCGGCTTTTTCGCCCTTCTTGCCTTCCTTCTTTTCGTGGGCCTTTTCTTTCTTCTTTATGCCCTTGATAATCTTCTTATCAACTTTGACATCTTCTTGAAGAGTCTTTGGCTTCTTCTTTTTGCCGTGGGCTTTATCCTTCTTTTCGAACTCTTCTTTTTCTTCCTTGTCGAGTCCAGCCTTCTTGGTCAAATAAGAGTCCATCTTTTCATCAGACTTCTTGGTGTACTTGCCCTTCATAGGTGGCTTCTTCATTACATACCACGCTTTCTTGGCATTGCTTGCTTCTTACCCTTCGCCTGTGCAACAGCCTTCTTGATTTGAGGCCTGTTCTTATCAGCAGCGGCCTTGCCTTGCTTACCAGCACGCAAAGTTGCCAAATCAGCAGCATCAATCTTGTTCTTGTTACCAGCAAGGGCAGCAATCTTCTTCTGCTTAGGAGATAGGCTTTTCATTTATTTTCCTTTGCAAACTTTGCAGGAGCACTTGCAATTCTTCATTTTGCAAGAGAGAGCCATTATTTCTTGCCCTTCTTCTTCTTGTCGTCCTTCTTCTTTGCATACTTCTTGTTTGCAGCGGCTAGAGTCTTCTCACCGTGCTTATCTTTTGGTTTCATACATCCACAAGTGCTGCACATTATTTCTTACCTGCTTTCTGTTTTGTCGGCTTTGCAATTTTGTTTCGACCTGAACGGTCTGGAACACAGTTGGGTACTTTACGACCATTCTTCATCTTCATGCCAACCTGAACGTAACCGTCCCAGCATGGGTCAGACTTTTTAGCCATTCTTCTTTTCCTTTTTATGAGGATTATCTTTATGCCAGTCCTTGACGGCCTTGACACCCTGCTTAATTGTCTTAGACCCACCCTTTTTGGTCAGGTTAATCTTGTCCCATTTTCCAGCCTTGGCTTTAGCCTCGTGGTCAACAACCACATCGCCCTTCTTGTTCTTCTTGACGGTGTGCTTAATACCCTGAACCTTGATGGTCTTTGACTTTTCTTTTTTCACGGCACAACCTTCTTACGATGTGTGTAACGGATAGGAGGTTTTGGCTTACGAACATAGCCGCCACGCTTTTTGCGCAACTTGGCTCCACCTGACTCGTACTTACCCTCTGTAAGAGTTGTACGAACCTGTTTCTGAGGTGCTTTTCCTGCACGAGCACCAGGTGATTTTTTACGGCGCATTACTTCTTCTTTTTAGACATTCCCGCTTCGCTCATAGCGATAGCAACGGCCTGCTTACGTGACTTAACTACTGGTCCTTTTCCTGGACCCTTCTTGCCTGACTTTAACTTGCCAGACTTGTATTCACGCATGACCTTTTCAACTTTACCTTTTTGCTTTGATGTTGCTTTAGCCATTATCTTCCTCTTCTGCTAGTTCTTCTTCATCCCAAGCATGGTCATCATAGTCTTCAGCCATGTCGAATTCATGGTCAATTTCCTCAACAAAATCCTCATCAAAGAGGTCTGGGTCTATTTCTGGCTCAAAGGACATGAGGGCTCCTTATTCTGCGTATTGCTGAAACTGTGGGTCATTTACTAACTCTTCAGCATTGACTTGAGTACAGTCAATGGTAACAACGGAATAGCGTTCCTTGTACCTGCCACGTGGGTTTACTCGCATAGGTGTGAACACGTGGTTCTGGAAGATGATGCGGTCCTTGATGTGGTCTGTAGGGCTGCTTATCATTGCTGGAAGAAGTCTGTTGACATCGTCTACAGCAACTACAAGGCGCAAAGTATCAATGGTATAAAAACCTCGTTCATTCATTACGTTTTGACCACGTATTTGTTGCGCCAAAATAACTGGCAACTTGAATGGCTCATCCCAACGACGACCCTTAGTATCAGTTTGATTACTTACGTCGTAGATTGGGTCAATAAAGTCTTCGTAATTATCGGCAAATTCTGTTGGGTTCCAAGTCCACCAGTCGACTACAGTTCCGACAGGGTCGCGTAGTTCATCAATCATGCCTTCATCCATAGACATCGTTTCGAAGTCTATTTTGAATCTACCCTGTACTTTAGAACCACGCATAGGATGGATTATCCTTTATTTTTACTGGAAAGAAAGTATTAAGGGGCGAGTTCTTCCCAGGCTAAGGTTTCTTCATTCCACGAATACATTACTCCTGTACCTGTTCCTCCATAGTTAGGGTGTAGATATCCGTCATTAGGATAAGGTACTGGGGCTTCCCATAGATAAGAGTCTTTATTTAGTGTCCATGATGGATAAGGTTGTGGGGCATAAAACCCAACACCATCAAAGTTATCACCAATACCAGCATAATTTTTATGTAGTGCAATTTTACCGTTTGCATGGACACCGCCAAAAGTATTGTAAGAAGTTTGAACCCATTCTCCACCCAAGTTTTCTTCACACCAAACAACGCTATCGGCAACAATGACCTGAGTGACTATTCCATTTTCTACCTTTGCAAAATGGGCCATTATTATTCTTCCTTTTCTCCATAAAGAGGTGTTGAGTTCAGTAATTCTACATCACGCTTAGTGACAATTCCGCCTTTTTCATCAAGTTGTGCTTTGGCTGAAAGCACATCGTCATCAACTACGTGCACAACCATAGTGACTTGATAAGAAAACATTTGTTTCATTTTTTTCTGTTCTTTTACCGATTTGATAGCGTTATTTTTTGTCATTTGTATTCTCCTTAAACCGCATACCTGATAATAACAAGTCCCGAACCACCAGCAGCGCCGCCATTACGACCTCCACCACCACCGCTTCCAGTGTTAATTCTTCCTACGTCTGATGGAACTGTGTTATCTCCACCTGCACCACCGCCACCTGAACCTCCTGCTCCGCCACCAGTACCTGAAGAGTTAGCGCAACCTCCACCGCCACCCGCTAGATAGCCTGAAACTCCCATACTAGTAACGGTTAGCCAAGAGGAGAAGTTTATAGAGTTGTATGTGTTTGTGCCTGCTCCACCAGTGTTTGCCAGTTGCTGACCAGCAGAACCTGTTCCTCCAGCACCACCACCACCGCCAGCATAGTATTGATAAGAGCCACCTCCAGCACCAGCACCTCCAGCATAACCTTCTACTGGAGAATAACTACCAGCGTTTCCGCTACCTCCAGAAGGGACTCCTGAGTTACCACCACCGCCACCGCCACCAGAACCACCACTTAAACCAGCACCTGCAGTTGCTCCGTGTCGACCACCACCACCGCCACCTGTCGTTGAAAACGTACTAAATCCACTACCACTAATAGATGAGTTATTTCCAGAGTTTCCATCTACTTGCGTACCACTTCTATACGCACCGCCAGCACCAACGGTAATCGTGTATGGGGTTCCGTTTGTGAATGAAACAGATGTCTGTGCCCGTAATCCACCAGCACCGCCACCACCACCCACTTGCGGCGCACCGCCACCTCCACCAGCAACTACTAGGTAATCACAAGTAATAGTTGAACTTGGTGTAAATGTGCCTGATGATGTAAATGTGTGATACCAATATGTTTGGTCTGTTGAAATAGTTCCACCCGTTGCTTTGGCAGATGTTGTTGAACCCGTAGGAGAAAAAGTTCCGCTAGAAGTAAACTTGTGATAAGTGTAGCCGCCAGTTGAAGAAACAGTTCCACCTGTTGCGGCTTGCGAACCTGAATAACGCAAAATAACTATTCCTGAACCACCTGCCGCGCCGTCAGGCAAGTTAGAACCATTAGAACCTGGACCACCTGCGCCACCGCCAGTATTAGCAGTGCCAGCAGTTCCAGCATTTCCACCTTGCGCACCATTAGCACCGCCGCCTAAACCGCCAGTTCCAACATTTGTTGCACTGCCACCAAAGATTGTGTAATAAATACCACCACCACCGCCACCTGCTACGTAGTAGTTTCCACCAACATTTTGACCTGAAGAAGTCGAATTAGTCAGGTTATTGTAGATACCATTTCCGCCGTTACCTGCGCTATTTCCTGACGCATTACCACCTGCCGCGCCAGCACCACCACCGCCGCCCTTTCCGTAAGGTTCTCCATTAGGATTTCTTCCCGTACCACCATTATATCCTTGACCAGATGTACCAATACCGTTGTTTAAATAACCGCCACCGCCACCTGAGCCTCCGTCGGCTGATACGCCTGCAGACTCACCACTACTATAACCACCACCAAGAGAAGTGATTGAGGCAAAAACTGAATTACCTCCATTACTTTGATATTCAGCAGAATTGTATGTTCCACGAGAACCGCCAGCACCAATAACAACAGGATAGTTTAAAGACGTATTTAAAAGTAAAGCAGATTCTGGACTTCCACCTCCACCTGTTACGCTAACAGAAGAACGACAACCTCCAGCACCTCCACCGCCACCAGCAACACCGCCAGAACCGCCGCCTCCAGCAACAACTATGAAATCAATACTTAAACCAGAAAGTGGAGTAACTGTATTGCTAGTAGATGACACAGGGCCAGTACCAGTTGAATTAACGCCCCTGATAGTAAATGTATATGCAGTATTAGCGGCAAATGTTCCAGTAACAGTTCTAGGAGAAGTTGTTCCAGCATTAGTTGAAATGTCACCAACTGTAGGAGTTGCCGTTACGGTATAAGAAGTAGGAGTACCGCCAGTAGCAGCGGCAGTAAAAGGAACAGATACAGTCGTTGTATTAGTTACTGATACCGTACCAATAGTCGGAGCATCAGGAACGTCAGAAATCTCCACTATGGCGGTATTGCCATCTGGAGTGCCTTCTATACGTTCATCTTGCGCTCTACGGATACTCAATTACTTTCCTCCCATAGGCAAGTCTGTTCATTTAGTACCCAGTTACCATCTGGTTTGGGCGGAATAAATGCATTACGGTTCTTATCGAAAGTGTATCCAATTCCCGCATAGTTTTTGCGGTAAGGAGTTCCACCAAGTTTATGAACGCCCCCATAAGTGTTGTATGAGGTCTTGTACCACATACCACCTAAGCCTACATCCATAGAAAGATATTCGTGCCCACGATGTTCTTGTGAATCAGGTACGACAAGTACTTCAGTAACAATGCCGTTTTCTACTCTAGCGAAATGTGCCATCTACATCCTCCTATGCTGGGTACCTAATAATGACGATACCAGAACCACCAGTGGCACCACTAGCAACTGCTGCATAGCAACTACCACCACCGCCACCGCCTCTATTGGCTGTTCCAGATGTTGGATTTCCACCACCAGCGTTTCCACTACCTCCACCGCCGTTTCCACCTGTTCCAGCAACATACAAAGAACCACCACCGCCTCCGCCAGCGTAAGCGACAGAAGAACCAGTAATTGCTACTGAAACGCCTGCACCACCGTTGCCGCCCATACCATTTCCATTATCTGGAGGACCACTTGTATCTGAACCATTTTGTCCTGCTGCGCCTGCGCCGCCGCCACCACCAGAGCGTGCATCCCGTCTACCATTACCTCCACCATAACCTTGGTTAGATGTACCAGAACCGCCTGACTGACCATTGTTTGGACCAGCGCCACCGCCTCCGCCAGAACCACCAGCGCTTCCATTAGCGTCTTTACCTGCACCACCGCCACCGCCTGTTGAACTAATTGTAGAGAACGAACTAGTTCCTCCATTAGTTCCATTAGAAACAGTGTTGCTTGACCCAGCGCCACCAGCGCCAACTGTAACTGTATAGGCTTGCGCAGAAAGAGAAAGTTTAGATTCTAATGAACCTCCACCACCAGTTGCAGTGACTGAAGACCGAAGACCACCAGCACCTCCACCACCACCGCCTTGTGCTTGGTTTGAGTTTTCTCCAACTCCACCTCCACCGCCACCAGCGACAACAAGAAAGTCAACGTTAGATAGCGCTCTA